GTACTGTAGACTACGCAACTCTCCAGTCGTTGGAGATAGCACTGGGACAATTAAACTTTCATTTAACTGTTTCAATCCATAACTTTTAACATTTTTACTTTTTAGATACTCATGCGAAATAACAGGCTGACAATTTTTATACCTTTCTTGAACCTCTTTAGCTACTTCATCGTGCCTAATTTTCTTCGCTACTTCAGCCCGCTTAACAGCTTCTTCCATTTGTTTTTGTAGAGCCTGTCGGTCTACAGGTGCTAATTCATTGGTATTGATACTAGACCACTTGTGTTGTTCGCCTGTGCGCCAGTTACCATAGGTTGCAAAGTAATTACCAGATAACTCGTTACATACATACCAACCAGATTTTTGATTCCCGGTATCAGGCTTGATGCTTGGTGCTGCTCTAACAGGTACTCTTACGACTGCGCCCGTTAAATCTAAGTGGTTGACAACCAAACCTTGGTTGTTCATCTCTCGCATTAGATCATCTGTACTGTTGCCTTGAATGGCAAAAGTAAAATTCTTATCTATGACTAACCCTTTCTCTCCATAATATTTAGTCAGATCCATCTCTTAGTGTTCTCTCTAATTGTCCTGTCTCGGCTTGTTCATTGGCCCAATTCAGGTATTCCCTTATTGCTTTACCAAAAAGCAACTCTCTCTTATCTCTATCCCATTCGTGCATAACATAAGAACCTGTGTCCTTGGCTATCGTGAGATAGGTGTCTTTAGTTTGTTTGATTGCGTAGTCTAAACCCTCATCACTCATCTGTGCAACATTCTTGAGTCTCTCACCCTCGCGCACTTTCTTTAAATGAGCCATGCTACACGCACCAAACCATGTTTCATCCTTCCCATAAACAAAACCCTTCGCTGGTGCTTTACAGTAAGCACACAACGAGGGTTTCGATACTAATGGATTAAAAAGGGATCTTGTCGCCAAGATCGTCTTCTTTATTTTCCTCTACAGGTTTAGCCGCAGGTGTAGGTGCTTTAGCCTCTTCGACAGGTTGCCAATTCTTTCCATAGTTTTGGTCTATCTTAAGATAACGCTCATTGTCAGGGTCTCTGATGAGTTGTCCTGAAACTGATTTACCTACTAGCTCATCAGTATTTTTCATGGATGTAACGCCCATAGCTTTTAATAAGAGCTTCAGTGATATATCACCTATCTCTACAGCTTTGGGGTTATCTGATCCTAAAGTAAATGTTGTATTCATTACGATGGTAGAACCATCGATCTCAAAAAACATTTTTAGGGCTACCCAATTGTTTTTACCATTGATAATTTCATCACCAGCAAAGTGCATTGTGTATCTACCGGGTTCTAAGCCTTTACCAGTAGATTCCGTTTCGTTGGCATCAAAAGCGTTGCCATTATTATATTGCGTTAAGTCCGTCATATTATTTCCCTTTTATTAAATTAACCTGGGTCATAAGAATCATAGTCAGATAAATAATCAACCATGTCCTCACAATCCGTTTCCAAAATTATGAATCTGTGTAATCCGTCAAGGGGCAATGAGTTATCGTCTGGATTTATTTTTTCGATAAAAGCATTTAGCTTTTGTCGCATCTCTCCAAGTAATAATTTTGCTTCCTCAACCTCTCCTAACTGACTCATTTTATCATCGCCTCACGAATCGTGGGCCAATCAAAATCCATTTCACTAGGAAGACCATATCTATTCTTGGCATGGTATCCAGGAGCTTCCTGAGTGTAAATTTTTCTATCGCCTTGCAATACTTGTGTTGACATACCACCTTTAGCATTTTTCTTTTGCACGACACCAGTTTTATAGTTGGCAAAGAATACACAGTCAGCGTGTTCAACAACTAAGTCAGCAGCTTTTCTATAAAGTTTAATCTGATGCTTGTCATGTGGATCATTGGATGGATCTTCATAACGCTTAACTTCATTGTGTGCAATTTGCAAAATGGTCATGCCTTTTTCATTACGCAGTCTAGTAAGAATATCTAAGTAGTCTTTCCATACCACTAATGCAGCACCATAACCTTTACCAAAGCTAGGTGCAGAGATGTCCGCCCATCCATTTTCTTTACATACATGGTCATTAATTAATCTCTCAAGCCAATCCAAACTGTCCACGACCACTGTTTTAAATTCATGTGGGTCATTGAGTAATGCCAAAAGATATTCTTCAAACTCGCTGTATGTTTTTGCAACACCAGTATGTGGACATTCAATTTTACCAATACCATCCTCACACTGAACAATAATTGGACTGTTCATGGTAGATGCAAAAGTAGTTTTACCGATACCACCTTTTCCATACAAGCAAATAATCGGTGGTTTCATTTTTGCTTTTGATAATACTTTATCTAATACACTCATTTTTCTCCCTCACTGTTATGCACTAAATGATGCAGTGCGTTTATTTTCTCATCTATGATTCCGTTAAAAAAATCATGGACAATCCTTTGCAACTTCAGTGTTGCTGACACTTTGTCATACAAGGGTTCTATCATTGGTGTGATATCGCTCTCATACAGCGTGTGTTCTTCTTCACCTATGCTGTAAGACAACACAGGTTCTTTCTTTTCTTTAGCCAAATTTCTCTCCTAGCTTAGTTTTATATTCATCACAATCTGCCTTGGCGGCACAAAATCTACAATGTTCACCTGCGGCTCGTTGTGGGTTTTCTTCGTCACAAGCATCAGTTGCTTGTTTCAAATCTTGTGTGGCCCAACTTAATAAATTGGGCGTAGTAATTTCAAATGTTTTAATAGCGTTTTTAATTCTTGGCTGAACTATTGTCAGTTCCATGGTGATATCTGGGTTTTCATTCCCATATCTTATAAATGCACCAACGCCATAAATCATAAGCTGTTTGTTCTTGACAGCCTCAACAGGCCACTTACCAGACTTAAGATCTATTACGCAGATACGATCTTCACCTATCAAAATACAGTCAGCAGTACCAAAGCACTTATCAGAAATTTCATCCATGTAGACTTTTTCTTCAATCACCATGGTAGCGTTCAGCTCTTCTTTTCTTTTAAAGATGTACTCCACATAAGTCTCAGCACATCTAATCATGTCTTCTGTTACTTCTATTTGGAAATCTTCTATGTCAACAACTTTACCAAGCCAATACTCTTCCAAGCTGATGTCTTTAAGTCTGCCCTTTAATAACATCTCACACATCTCATGGATCAATGTCCCAGTAGCTGCTGCGATATTAACTGTATATTCTGCTGAATAATTTAGGTACGCACTTGCCGGGCAGTTAAACCATCGGTCAGATGATGAAGGACTAAATATCGCGTGAGGCACTATACAAAACCCTTGAACCTTGCTCGAAGTTCTCTACATCTTCCATGTCATAGAGGATCTTACCCTCTATCTTGTAATATGTTGGGCCAACTTGTTTGCCACGCCAGTTTTCCAGTGTCCTGGAACTTCTACCCCAGCGTTTAGCTAACTCTTTAGTGTCAATGAATTTTCTTTCGGTATGCATTTTTCTCCCTGCTTTGATTTACCTGTAGACTAATATACGCTTATCCACTATCATTATCAAGTATTTATTAATTTGGAGATGAAATATGAGTATAGATAATGTAACCCCAGAGGAATGGGATCAAGCAATCGATATGCTTGCGATCAATAATCAGGTAGGTGGACAACATTATACAAGTTTGAAGATACAACCAAAGGTGTATGCTTATGCAAACAATTTGAGTCCATGTCTTTCAGATGTTGTTAAATATATCACCAGAAAGAAAGATGATAGGGTGACAGATTTGCTTAAAGCAAAACAATCCATTGATCTTGAACTACAGCTCGTACATGGTGTAGACGGAGAGGGTAACAAAATAGGCCGACATACTTTGGAGGTAGAGGTCTAGGAGTATGAATATGAATTTAGCAGACTTTGACGATCCAATTCTTGAAGAAAGAAATGGTAGAAAACCTGTCTATATGGATAGTGTTTTAGTGTCTGACTTTATTAAATTTTGTCGTACAGCAAATAAAGATCCACATAGCGTTGCTGAATACCTATTAAAACTAGGTATTCACACCGCTAATAAGGATGATGTTTGTATAGATATTAAT